GGTTCTTCGACGCAAACAAGCTGTGGTCCATCTGCGATCAGGGCATCAACGACGCTGCAATCCTGCAGCTCACCAAGCGGATCAATGGGGGCACGCACGGCCTCGATGACCGCAAACTGAAGACCAAGAAGTACGCTGCTTGGTTGTAAGGAGAAGAGTTATGCTTAATCTGAAAAAACTTATCCAGAAAGAGGCCTAGAAGGCAATCGCGAAGAAAGCCGTAGGTAAGATCCTGCCGATGGAAGACGCGCCAAAGCTGACGCTGATGGCAAAGCTGATGAACATCAAGGGAAGGCTGGCGGTGGCAGTTGCTGCTATTACAGCTTTGATTGCGGCTGTTTCTGAATTGATGTAAGGACCAGTCTATGGCTACCGCGATGACGTATACCAGCTTGCTCAACGACCTCCGGAATTATCTGGAGCGTGGAGCTACGCTGGCGACTGACCCTTCAGTTTTTGTGCAGCTTCCAAGTCTTGTGGGGCTTGCTGAACGTCGTCTCGCGAGAGAATTAAAGATCCAAGGGCTTGTCACTGTCGTCAATTCTACGATGATTCAGGGGCAGGCGACATATCCAAAGCCTGACCGCTGGCGTGAAACCGTCAGCATAAGGATCGGAACTGGAACTGGTTACAACACGACGCGGGAGGTCTTTCCGCGTGCATACGAATATATGCGGCAGTATTGGCCGAATCAGACCCTCACGGGGACGCCGAGATTCTATGCTGACTATGACTATCAGCATTGGTTCTTTGCGCCCACGCCGTCTGCGGCATTCCCTTATGAGCTGATTTATTATGAGCTGCCGGCGCTTCTTGGCGATGACGTTCAGACGAACTGGTTCACGGAATACGCGCCTAACGCGCTGCTCTATGCCTCGCTTATGGAAGCTGCTCCGTTCCTGAAGAACGAAGAGATTATCCCAATTTGGCAGGGCTTTTATGACCGTGCCGTCGCGGCGCTTAATGGTGAGGATATTCGCCAGATCGTTGATCGCGGCATTATTCGCAGGGAGGATTGATCGTGACCAGTTTTATAAATACGTTCGGGGGCACGGTCGTCTATCCGGCAAACGTCAGTTACCGGGCGGTATCGCTTTCTGCCAACGTCACCCTGACGTGGCCAACAGAACTCGCCACAGACACGAACACGACAGCTTCGATCATGGATGTCACGCCAACAGGCGCTGGCTTCACGATCCGCATGCCGAATGCTTCACAGGCAAGCGTCGGCGAAACCATCCTGTTCTTCAATCCCGGCGCATCTTCCTTCACGGTTGCTGATAATAGCGGGAACACCATTGTGGTTGTTGCCGCCGGTCAGAGCTGGCAGATTTATCTCACAGCAAATTCGACGGTGAATGGATCGTGGCGCTCACTGGCTTATGGCACAGGCACGTCGTCGGTTAATGCTGGCTCACTGGCCGGTCTTGGCATCAAGGCCATTGGCACCAGGGACTTTCACACTGCCTTCGGCTTCGGTGGTTGGGAACGATTGGTTCTGTCAGGTTCGTAACGGCGGTACTGGTGCGGTCACTATTTCTGGTCCGGGCGGTGAAACCATTGATGGTGCCGTGAGCCTCATTATGGACCCCGCAAACAGCGCGTTTATCGTCTGCGATGGCACGGATTACTTTACGCTTGGATTGGGGCAGCCAGCCGAATTCACATTCGACTTTATCTCAATTGTCCTCACTGGGCAGTCGAGCCCGTATTCTCTTTCCGGTGCAGAGCTAAATCGAATTGCTTATCAGTTCAGCGGTATCCTGACTGCGAACATGCAAATCATCGTCCCTACCACGGTGCAACAATACTGGGTCGCTAACAATACGACCGGGCCTTACACGCTAACCGTGAAGACTGCAGCTGGCACTGGCGTGGCTATCACGCAGGGTGCACGCTCGATCCTTTATTGTAATGGAACGAATGTTGTTGCGGCTGACACTGGCGGCCTTTCTGTACCAATCTCGGTTGCTCAGGGCGGTACGGGGGCGACGACCTCAAACGCGGCGCTCGTTAATCTTGGCGGCACATCTCTTGGCGTTGCCATTTTCACCGCAGCTGGAACGGCAAACGTATGGGCTGACTTAGGCCCGGCACAAACTGGGAATGTGAACGGCGGCACGTTTTAATGCTGGTTCCTGTCAACCTTCAATCAAAAGCTGGCATCAAGCGTGATGGCACCAAGTTTGAGGGTGACTATTATGTTGACGGCCAGTGGGTGCGTTTTCAGCGCGGGCTGCCGCGTAAGATCGGTGGCTATAAGCAAATCAGCTCCTATGTAAATGGGATCGTCCGGCAGTTTCACACGCAAGGTCTGAACAACTTTGCTTATACCCATGTCGGGCATCAGAAGGGCGTGCAGCGCTTTACGATTGATGTGGATGGGAACACTTCTGCTCCGATCACGCGGACACCAGTGGGCTTCACGGACAACGACGATTATAACTGGATGTTCGATGCCATGTATGACGGCGCTGGCAGCGGCACGGTTATCATAGCAAACGCCACAGAAACGCTCTTGGACATCACTAGCGGGGAAAACTACCCTATATACATCGGGGACATTTACGGTACGTCAGCCCTGACGGCAATCCCGGGCGTAACGACCTGCGGCGGTATCGTGGTGCTGCACCCGTATCTGTTCGTCTATTGCGCAAACGGATACATCCGGTGGTCTGATGCGAACGATCCCACCAACTTTACGACTGGGGACGCAGGTGATGCGTTCGTAACTTCATCAAAGATCGTCAAGGGTCTTCCCCTTCGTGGTGGCGGTCAGAACCCTGCCGGCCTCTTCTGGTCGCTAGACAGTCTGATTCGCGCCTATTACACGGGCGGCGCTGATGTTTTTGCGTTTGATACGATCAGCTCTCAGATCAGCATTCTCGCCGCGAACAGCGTGATTGAGTATGATGGTCTGTATTTCTGGATCGGGCGCGACCGATTCATGTTTTATAACGGCGTTGTCCGCGAAGTGCCGAACAACATGAACATCAATTACTTCTTCGACGGATTGAACACCAATTACGCCAACAAGATCTTCGCCTATAAAGTTCCGCGCTTCGGTGAAATCTGGTGGTGCTACCCGCGTGGTCAGGCCACAGAATGCACGCACGCCATCATTTACAATGTCCGTGAGGAAACGTGGTACGATGTCGAGCTTCCCAATGGTGGGCGTTCTGCGGGCCTTTACGCTCAGGTTTTCCCATCGCCAATCTTGGCAGGCGTAGATCCAGCCATTCCAATGGACCCCGCTGTTCGCATTACTGAGGCGTCAGACACGCGCATCACTGAGATTGGCGACACTCGCGTCGTGGATAATGGTCCCATCACCTACAAGATCTGGCGTCACGAATATGGCGTGGATGAAATCGATGGCTCGTCTGTGAATGCCATTGAGAGCTTCTTTGAGACTGGCGACATCTCCATGCTGACGATGCAAAGCCCTCGCAACCGCTCGATCCACGTTGAGATGATTGAGCCTGACTTTGTGCAGTCTGGCGATATGTCGGTGCAGATCACTGGCCGTATCAACGCCCGCGCACCTGAGGTGAATGGCCCGATTAAGTTCTTCCCGGATGTTCCGAACGAAAGTTACGAGCAGCAGGTCTTCTTCAAGGAGCAGCGGCGTGAGCTTCGCTTTAGGTTTGGCTCCAACACGGTCGGCGGAGACTATCAGATGGGGCAGATTATTGTCCACATCGAAGTCGCTGATGGCAGATACCAGTCATGATTGGCGTTGATCCTCGCGGGATTGATCGGTTCATTGACTGGGCTGATTATATGTATCCTGATCTACAGCAATTTGGCGTTATATCGCAGATGATGCCCGGTGCGAACTGGCAGGATTGGGCGGCTGGCTTGCTGGCATTGAGCGGAATAGCTGAGATTGGGGCTCCTAATCCATATCAGTTTGATGACTGGAAAGATTGGGCAATGCGGTTTATACAGTTGCTAGATAGCGGCGGGAGTGGTTCGTAATGTTTGAAGATTATTACCAGCCGGAATTCAATGCCGACTATTTCAATAGCCCCGCTTTTCAACAGGCCATTGCTGCTGCAGTGGAGCAGTATTCTCCGCCTCCCGTTGAGCCGGTTTATTATGCGCCGCCGCCAGAGCCCGTATATTACGCACCAGAACCAGTAGCGGGTATCGGTCGTGGCGGTGAGTATGATTATTATCAGCCGGGCATAGGTTATATTCCTGAGGAAGTTTACACGCCAGAGCCGGTATATACGCCAGCTGTAGAGCCGATGACTGTCGAGGCTGCGCCTATCATGGGTATCGGATCGCCCGCTGTTGCTGAAGCACCTGCGGCTCCATCGCTTATTGAGACTGCGATAGCTGAGCCAGTGGCTGCGGCTGATACTGGCCTGCAAGTCATAAACGCCAATGATTACTCGCCAAGCGATACCGATCTTCAGACCATGAAGCTAACAAGGGATCAGTGGAATGAAGCTATGGCTTCGCTTGCCACACTAGATCTTGGCAACTTAAATTTCGGCAACTTTGGGATAACAAATCCTGATTACACAAGTAATTTCAGAACCTTCAAGGCACCTAAGTCTAACAAAGGCAATCCAACTTCCACAGTTGCGAAAAAAGACAACACGTTCAATTTGATTGAAGGCCAGCCAATCCGCCTTGTTGACATGAGAACTAAAAAGGTTGTCTTCCAAGGCACTGGCTATGAAGCTGCCGAAAAGGCAATTGAGCTTGCTGCGGGACTGACCAAGGCTGGTGGAAACAAGGCTGACTGGGAGATTCAAACCGGCCAATTTAAGAATCCCGGCTCTGGGGACTTGGTGTTTGGTGACACCTTCAAGACTGTTGCGAATGAGAAACGAAACAAAAGCATTTTTAATGAGGCACTTGATATTATTGGGGACGCCGCCCTTGGCTTTATCATTGGTGGCCCGGTAGGCGCAGCAATCGCTGCCGGTGCAAGCGCGGCTGGCGTCAACGTATCTGACATTGCTTATCCAATAATTGCAACAGCTGTCCTTGGCCCAACTGGATTTGCCGCGACAGCTGGTGCTGCTGCTCTGGGCTCTGCTGTTTCGAGCGCCGTGCAGGGTCGTTCGGTTGAGGAGACATTGATCAGGGCCGGCGTGACTGGTTTAACAGCTGGCGCAATGTCAGGCACCAATGTCGGAGGAAAGGTTTCGGAAGCTGTTAGTGGCGTTCTGAAGGATATTGGTGTCGAATCTCAGGTCGGTAACATCATAAGTGGCATCGGAGGACAAGGGGCAGTTGATGCAGCTACTGGCGACATTGTTGTCAATGCAGCAACTAAGGCGGCATTGGATGCAGCTGCTAATGCAGCGACTACAGGAGTTGTGTCATCAGCTGTTAGTGGGGCAGTTGTTGATGCAGTTCGACAAGTTGTGCCTGATTATCAGCCAAGCCCAGAGACAGAAACTCTCCTCAATCAAGTTGATGAAGCAGCAGCGACGGCAGCAGCAGACCCAACGATTGTCGTAACGGCAAACCCAGTCACGACAGTTGTGTCTGGGGCCAATCCGATTGTGGAGACAGCGGCTGGAATTGCAGGTGGATTCGCAGATATTTCTCCTCCTGCACAGCCTCCCGTGCAGCCTGTTGAGCAGCCTGTTGAGCAGCCTGTAGTAGAGCAGCAACCTAAGGAACCGATAGTTGTAAACGCTCCTAAGGCCGATATCACTCCCACTCCTGTTCCTGAGGTATCTGGAATTGGTGGAGCTATTCCATCGTTTGATCCCAATGCACCTATCGACGTTGTTGCTACGAGGCCTGTAGAGCAGACTATAGAAGAGCCTGTTCCTGAAGTCGCTGGTATTGGCGGTCCTGTAGCGCCTGTCGTTGTCGAAGCCACGCGACCAGTTGAGACACCTCCAGAAGAACCTGCTCCTGCAGATGACACTATCGTTGTCACCGCCCCACAAGCAGTTGCGCCTCCCCCGCCGATCCCGGGCTTTGAGACAGCTATCCCTGCAATAATTCCCGGTGCGCTTAATCCAACGCAAACTGGACCTGAGCCAGAAAAATCCACTCTGGATAAAATCAAGGACGCCGCTGGTGTGGCAACTAAAGTTCTTCCAATAATCGCAGGCATCGCCGGTGGTGCCGGTGGTGGCGATAGTGGGCCGCTGGCTCCAAGTGGTGGTACGTATGACGTAAACCCTAATCGTTCAGACGTCTTTGGCACGCGGGGTCTTGCGACTATTAAGTTTGATCCTTTCACATATGGTCAGGCAACTGGCAATCAACCGGGTGAGTTTATGTTCTTCACACGCAATCCTGTAACGGGCCAAGAATTATTGCAGTCTGCGCCTGCGCCTATCACTACACCTGTTGCAAATGAGCCCGCTGCTCCGGCGGGATATGTACCTCCCAGTAATGTTTTTGCTGAAGGCGGTGAAATAAACGACGACATGGCTTCGCACCTAATCGCTTATCACAAAAACGGCGGCCACACTGGTCCCGGTCAGGTTAAGGGTATTGGTAGTGGCCAAGAAGATAAGATTCCGGCATGGCTCTCGGATGGTGAGTATGTCTGGAGTGCGCAAGATGTTGCTGATCTTGGTGACGGTTCAACAGATGAAGGTGTTCGACGCCTTGATAAAATGAGACAAATGGTGCGTAGACGCGCTGGACGTAAAGATGTAAAGAAGATTGCTAAACCGCAACGGGGGATTGATCACATGCTGAAAGCGGTAGGAGGTTCGGTCTAATGGCCACAAATACAACCCAAGTTGAGACGGTACTCCCAGAGTGGTACACTCAGTATGCCAAGGACATTCTGTCAAAGGCAACTTCCGCTACGGCACAGCCGTATACTCCCTATGGCGCTCCACGTATTGCTGGATTCCAACCTGAGCAAGAGGAGGCGTTCAGCGGTTTTAAGTCATCGATGGGTGCGTATCAGCCCTATCTACAAGCTGCAACTCAAGGCCTTCAGCGTGGTACTGGATCGTTTACTGCTCCGGGCGTTGCAGCTCAGTACATGAACCCATACACCCAGAACGTCGTCGCTGGGATTGGTGCTGCAGCCGGTCGGAATCTGTATGAGAATATACTGCCTCAGGTGAACCGCACGTTCATCGGGGGGGGCACGTTTGGCGGTAGCCGTAGCGCTGAGTTCACGTCCCGCGCGATTCGCGATGCAAACGCTGCGGCTCTCACGGCCCAGAACGAGGCTCTTCAGAAGGGCTACACCAGCGGCATGGAGCAGTTCAACACTGAGCAGAATCGTCTTATTACAGCGTCTCCATATATGGCCGCGCTTGGCACCCAAGCGCAGACGCAACGCAACTTGGACCTTGCTGGTCTTGAGCAGATTGGTGCACAGCGCCAGCAGCTTGGTCAGCGTTCTGCTGATCTGGCCTATCAGGACTTCCTCAATCAGCAGCAATATCCGTATGAACAGGTGCAGAGATTGGCTGCAATTGGTGGCCAGCCATCTGCGCAGGGTTCTGGTACTGTGTCTACTACAGCACCCAGACCGTCAACAACA